CAGCTAAGCAGTTATTCTGGATGAACGAGAAAGTCTCGAAGTCCAGCCCGCGCAGGAACGCTGTGAACACAGCGGCGAGGAAGGAGTTTGAAGGTGCTCCGCCTTCTTGCGCGGCACCGGCGTTAATACCAGCAGCCAGCACGCGAGTCAGAATATAGCTGCCAACGTTAGGCCGCATCTTGCGCAGCAAGTACCGCTGCCCACTGACCTCTACGATTTTGGTTTTTTGCAGATCAGCCATGGCCTACAGCCCCAATCCTGATGCTAGTGATGTGATCGCTGTCTGCAGAGCACTGCCGGTGCTGACAACATCAGCGACCATGAGAGACCAGGTAATCTTCTGGCCGTGGGCCTGATAAGACTTGTCTGGCACCTTGGTGAATGAGCATCCAGTGCACTTATGCGTCGATCCGTCCAGCAGTGTCTGGATAGAGATAGTAATTGAGGCCCACGCTGCCACCACGCCCTGCTCAGCTAGCGTCTCAGCTAAGTTGTAGGCGTTGAGCAGCTCCTTGTGAAGCAGTGACGTCTGCTGAACTTCCAGCGTGACAGTACCATTGTTGCCTGGTACGTACGTAGGCATGACAGTGCCATCTGCAGCCACATCGTGCACAGTACGCTCTGACGCCATGGCGATGGTAATGGTTCCGGCGCCCACGTTACCACCAGTAAGCGGGATAGTGATACCCAGCAGCGGGTTGGCAATTACGCCGACGAGATCCTTAAAGCTGTAAATTGTGCCTACTGACATTGAGGCTCCTTCGTTTCTTTGTTACAAAAGTGGCTACAAGTTAACTTCCTACCGCAGTCTTAGAGCTGAGTGTATACTGCTATCGTCAAGCTGGTAACTGCACCTGCTGTAGTAATCGAGGTGTAGATCGGCATCGCCTTGCCTGCGGCGCGGTCGCCGGCTAACTGCGCCGCATAAGGCTGTGATTGATTCAACCAGCCGTTTGGCACCGCCTGCCCAGTCGAAAGGTTCAGTACCGTCGCGCCGGTCCAGATGGCCGGTGCCAAGAAGCCGATGTTGACGGCATTGGCGCACGATGTGTCGCATGCGTTAAGCAGTAGGTGCTGCCCGCCATTGGTCTGTGGCACTGCGGGGTTGGCTTGCAGCACATTCAAGCAGCTGATCTGAAGATTGGCCACCAGCATGGCCAGATTGATCCAGAGATACGACGGTGCGCCGTTGGACATGAAACCGGGTTCTAGTAACTGATATGGGCTGAAGTTGCAGTAGGCATTGAAGCCGGCACTTACGATGTTGTTGTATTGAGTCTGCGTCAATGGTTCTGCGGCAATACCAGCCAACTGCTTGTGCGCCGCGGTGAAGAAGCTGCCGGCTAGGCCAGTGTTCAACCCCATCTCAACGCCCATCAAAGCGGCAGCGGCATAAATGTTGTTGGGATACAGGCCGTTCTGCGTGGTAGAGTAAACGCCCAGTACGCGCATCTCCAACGTCTGCAGCTGTAAAGCGAGGTTGTTAGCGGTGCCGTTGATAATCGCCACGTCGCTGGACCATGCGTAGTAGCGCACGGTGGCCCACAGCGCGTCGGCCCACTCTGAAATAACCAGGTTGTCAGTATCGCCAGGGTTGTTCACCGCCAGCCCGTACCATGTCGAACTGGCTGCACGGCACGCCTGTGATGCCTGCAGCAGCGACTCACCTGCCGTGATATTGACCTTCAAGCCGGTGCCAGTAGAAGGCGACACGGCGACGGTGGGCAGCGCTGTGGCCGTTGTATAGCCAGTGCCCTGCGTTCCCGGAACGGTACCAACAGTCAGCACCTGCCCAGCGGCGCCAACGGTCAACACAGTCAGCGTGCCATAGCTGGCGCTGCCCTGCGTTACCGTGACAGTATCGAGTACTTTGTAACCGCTACCGACAAAACCAATGCTGGTCTGCGCTGCAGACACAGTAGTAATACAGGGCGAGGCAAGCACTACAACGGTGGGACTTGTGTAGGAGGCGATAGTAGTAACTAGATTCGCTCCCGCCGTGCCAGCACCAATCACAGTGACTGCACTACCGACGTCTCCAGCCGCGAAGACAGCCGTGGCTGAGGCCAGGTAGGTGGGGTTGGTGATGGATGACATGACGCCATCGTTCACCGTGCGGCCGTCTACTACAGCAGCACCGATGGCTGTCAGGTCTTGGCGCCCAATCCAGAGAAACTCCGGTGCCGGCGTCTGGCTGAAATACACCTGAGCGGCGATGTACTCCGGGCTGTTGGCGGTGAAACCGTCGCTCAGCAGGCCCATCACGCCGGTGTACTGCCGCAGCCGCGGGTTTGTGCCGTACGACGGAATGACGGCACTCGGCCCGACGAACAAGCCTTGGTTGAAACTGTTTGCTGAAGCCGCGGTGGGCGACACTGTTACTGAAATGTCGATGATATTACTGAGAGAGAGGGGAGGCATTAGAGCCATGATTGTGAGTCTCCTTGTTTAAGCTTATGCTGTTGCAGTGATGCCTGCTACTAGGTCTGACGGCGAACCGTCGTAGACCTTAATCTCTACGCTGGTTGCTGTGGTGTCGTTGATAGATTCAGTTATGGCCTCGTAGAGGTCAATGCTCAGATCTGCGCGCGCCCACCACTGAGCATTCAATTGTTCGGGCATGTAGGTGGGATCATGCGGATCTGATAGCGGGAATAAGTTTTGCAATGCTAGTAAGCCGGTGAAGTAGTCGGTAACGAAGAGCGCCGACTTGACGGCGCGCAGGTTATCGGCGGCATTAGGCCCATAGGCACACCACGCCACGCGCCAGCCGCGAGTGTAAGCCCATAACTCTGTAAGCGTGGTGTCGATGGTAGTCAGCGCCTGGTCACGCACTCGACTGTACTCATCATCGTGAACGGCACACTGCACAAAGCAGACGTCCTGCGCCGGCGATTGAGCGAATGGCTGCCCCTCGACAGGCCAGTCCACGCGCACACGGCTGAAGTCGGTAGGCGGGTTGATACCGATGGCGGCTAGCGTCCACGCTTGCATGATGATGTTCATCTGCGGCACGGTCAAAGCTGAGCTGGTAAGCGTCTGGCCTGAAGGATACGTAATGGAAGTTGTCATGGCGTGAGCAAACCTTTAATGCGCACGCTGCACGCGGCCCAATCCTTAGCCACGCACTGCTGCGCGTCTTGCAGGGTGATCTTGCCGGTGCACGCGAGGCCGCGCGGCCCACCCAGCGTATCTTCCACCTGGTGATCTTTGATGCGTGCTTCAGTCATCGGCTGCGGCCATAGGTTAGTGAGGCAATCAGGGCACCCGCCAATTTCCAAGCTGATGAGGTGGTCACCCTCGACTGAGCCATCGCATTTGGCTACCCCGTAGGCGGCGCAGACTTTGCGCTTCAGCCCGGCGAAGTTCTTAATAGCGGCGCGGATAGGGCCAGTCTTGAAGTCAGGCGCGCAAATATTCAGTTCTACGCCGTTCACCACATGCGGTGTCTTGGTGAGATCGGCAACGACGTCTGCTTTGACTGCCCCCGGTGTCGCTACAGGGTCAGGCAGTGTGTAGGTTCCACTTTGGCTGTAATGCGCCGTGGCAGGCTGCTGAGCAGATGAAGCGGTGAGGCAAAGGGCAAAAATCGTAATCGGCAGTGTAAACTTCATCCGCCAGCCTCCTCTACAGGGCCGTTCGGTGGAGCCTGGTCAGCTTCTAAGGCCTCCGTGAGGCCCGGACAGGGGAAAGTACACCTACGCGGCTGATTCGCGCGTGGCGAGGGCCTTCCAGTAACCGGCTCCGGGCGTGTGGTAGACCTGAAGCACACGATAAACCTCACCACCTGTAGCTGGGTACTGGATCTTGTCGCTGGCAGCGTTGATCCGCGTGACGTAGATGGGTACGGTACTCCAGAAGCTGCGGACCTCGCTCACACGGTCAGCTTCAGGCAGCATGGCGACTTCCTTGTTGGAAGCCTGCTGTACCGGGCCGAACTGCTGGATGGTGGAAACGGTGCTCTGGAACCCGCCGGCAATCCAGGCGCCTGCACTTCTCAGAATGGTGTATTGCTGCGGGGCGCAGAGGTCGGGGTCGGAGATCACTTCTTGCATAGAAATCATACTGACTCACGTCTACTTACTTTGGCTGCTTCAAAGGCTTTCTCAAAAGTTTCACCTTTGCCAAGCCACTTCACCGTAGTTGAAGCCGCGTAAGGCCGCACACCAACTTTGTACGTGCCCCACTTTCCATAGGCTGCACGACCAGTGTAAGCTGACGCAGGCGCTTCGACTGTCGCTAGCGTACCCCATAAAGCCTGGGCCTTCTCATAAGCGGCGTGCCAGCTCATGCCTTGGTTAATGGCATCGCTTGCTTTTGTGTTAGCCTTTATCATAGCTAATCTATCAAGATCACGCTGAAGCATGCCGGCACGTGTAGATGGGTAACTGCCAGTGTGTACAGGCGGATTACCGCTGCTCTTATGCAGACCATTCCACTTGGTCTTTCCACAAAGCCCACATTTAGGAAACTTCTCGGTTGACGCTTCTGGCATCATGAAGGCATGCTCTTTAGCTGCATTCAATACGTGGTCTAGTGCTCTATGCATTCGCGCTCTTCGGTCCACTATGCCCCCTATTTCCAGAAGTGCTCGGCGATGACTATGGCGCCAGCCACGAACAGCGGCCAGTACCTGTCCATAAAACTCTGTTCGCCAGTCTTCTCGCCGCTGTTAGTATCTTTGGCTGTGCGTAGTTCTGAAATTTCTTCTAGCAGGTGAGTGTGCTCCCGCCGATACTCTTCCTTGTCCACAAACCGATTGCGCACATCGTTTAGCTCAACCATCTTCTTGCCTAGCGCGTCCTGCGCTATCGTCACCGCTTGGCCCTCTGCGCGGTGAAGCTGCGGATGTAGCTCCATCCACATCTCAGTCTTCGCTATTCGCGCGATTAGCAGCGGCATAACATCGTGAACCTTTTCAAACTCTCTTGCAAGATGGTCTAGATCGGCCATGCAGTTATTCCTCTTTGATAATCCCTATTATCGAATTTCTTAAAGCCCCAGTGTCGATCAGCGGCCGGTTGCTGCCCTTGCGTGCGATCGTGCCAGGTGTGTTTGGTGCCCAGTGATTATCCGGTAAAGTGAACCATTTTCTAGCGGCATTCTGCCCGGCCATCGCGGCGCGCTTCATCTTCTTGACGGCCAGGTCATGGTCGCCGTCCAGTGACGCCTTCACACTAGCACCTAGTTCGCGAGAGATGATCTTCTTG